GGACCTTGACGTAATGATCCCAATCCTCTTCGTTGTAACGTCCCTCTGAAAAGTCTGGCTTGCTTTTCCGAACGCCTGAATCCCAGAAATTAAGAATTCCAATTTCATCACACAATTCCTTAAAGCCCTCCATGTGGTCCATGTCAGGATGCGTCAAAACAAAGCGGAATACCTTTGATCCCCCAAGTCCTCTTATGTAAGAAACTGGCTCTGTCGGTGATTTCCTCATGCCGTAGTTCCCAGTGCCAGTCTTGGCGATCCCAAGCTGCCTGCCAAAAGTCTCCAAAAGAGCCTTTTGCGTGGTGCTCCCCCCGTTACAAATGTCCACAACAGTTATGCGTCCACTTCCATGCACCATGATGGAGCAGTCACCGTCGCCAACATTCAAAAAATGAACAACTGGCATAGCCGTCCCTCTAATCTCATCCTCCTACCGTAGCGCTGCGTCGCCGAAGGTCCAGTAAGTTGAGCCTTTCTGGCCGAATCCAAATTGAACAGGTGGAGTAATATCGACCTTGATATGGCCATTCCGCCTTGTGCTGATATAATTGTAACTCGTGCCGCCAATAATCATTCCTCGTACTGGTGATTGCGAGTAACGAGTGTCTACGTTGGGATCTCGTGTTACCACGGATACAAGCACAACGGCGGGCTGAGCCAAATTCAGCAGTTCTACCGAATAACCGGATCGGTGACCGTGGTGAGGAGCTACCAGTATGTCAACGTTACTCAAAAACGGTCGCCATAATTGTCCATAATCGCCGGTATCATTAATTATTGCTGCCCATGCTTCTTTCTCGAGATCACCACAAATCAGAATCGAGTTGCCATATACGTCGATTCGGGTCACCACGCTGGCGTTGTTCACTCTCGTATTCGCATCTCCGCCAACCGACCTAGCAACGTTCACGGGGAGGCATAGTTCCCTGATGACCGCGCCGCCATAGTCCGGATTTGATGTCGCCGGCGAGGAACCAGCGTTGTAGTTTTGCAGAAAGGCTTTCACTTTAGCCTTAGCTGAAGCATCGGCGCACGTTGCGTAACAGTCGTTAAGGTATTCGCGGTCCGCATCGACGGTTTTAAGGAACTCTGGGCCATATTGGAAAAGGTTGCGATAGTCAGCAAGGTGATCTCCATGCAGATGGCTGATGGTTGCTTTAAGGAATCTGAAGTTCACCAAGGCACCCAAGGCATGAGTCACGTTCGATTTATAAAGTTCAATAAATTGACTTTTAGTAAACCGCTGTTTGCCGTGCATGGTGGTGGCTGAAAAATGGCCGAACCCACCTTTGCCCGAAATACAGGTTTTCCCCAAAGCAAAAAGAGCGATGTCTCTTTTATACCCTTTAACAGTGTCAATGTTGGCCCGTAAGCCATCCAAAACGTTTAAAACATCATCAGTAAAAAAAGTATTTTTGAAATTTCTGGATATGAAATCCCCGGCATTCGATTGGGGTACTATGAGGTTTTCGATCTCATCATCAGAGAGTTTTACCGAGTTGTTTTCAATAATGGCGCGGGAGATATGGTAGGAATAGTTCAGAATATCGTTGGTAACGACCTTCAGCCCCTTGCGTTTATACATAAAACCAACAACATTGGAACCGCCAAAAGCATCAAAGATGGTTTTGACATCTTCCGGAGTATTCTGCCAGATCCAATCAATTAGCTTTTGCTTAGAGCCGATATAGTTGGTGATATATTTGGGGAGATCGGACGCTTCCGGAATATCGGCTCCTTTTTGCGAGGCAATGGATTCCAGAATGTCATCGGTGATGAAATCCGCAGCAAGAAATGTCGTAATATCGATATAGGAAGTCTTTTGCAAATCCGGTTTATTCCTTTATTACCGGTTTTGCGGGGGCCAGGTCAGGCTAACGGTGAGTCATATAAACAAAAATCCCGCGGTGTTGAACTTCTTTTCAAACACCAGCGGGAGGCCTCGCTGTCACTAACTATATTATCTTGTGCACGAAAAGTTACAAATTACTGAAACACCGAACAAATATTTTGCGCTTCCCAATTCTTTTTTTTCAATTATAATCAAGACCGGGAAAACAAGACCAGCGGTTGTATATCACCTTGGTCCGCAGCGTACAGTGCAGCCAGGTACTTTTTCCTCATAACCCCCGGCGCTGCAAGATCAAAACCACCCCAAGAAAAGACGTTTCTATTAAAAACATGAGAAATTACAATATCCGCACACATCCTTGAGTGCCGGCCATTCCCATTTGGAAAGGGGTGGATCGATACTAAACGATGTTTGAATCGAACGGCAATTTCATCCTCGGGAAATGACTGATGAGCTATCCAATACCGACAATCTTCCATTAACACGTTTAACTCCGAAAGTATGTAATATTTATCAACGCCAATATTTTTATTGGTTCGCCTGATTTTACCAGCCCATTCCCACGTTCGGTTAAACATCCGCCGGTGAACTTCCAGAATAAAATCAATCGTTAGGATCTTCTTTTCCTGGAAATTTTGTTTCATGCTCCATTCTACCGCCAACTCAATATTATTTTGTTCAAACTCATTCAACTCTGCTTTCGTTGAAATCGTCTTGATCAAAAGTCCTTCCATTTCCTCCGCCGAAATGGGAGTCTGGCCGTAGCCGTAACTTAGTTCAGGTCCCATAGATACCTGGGGATTTTGGCGATGAGTTCTTTGGCTTTTTCCTCAACAGCCCGTTGAATGTTTTCATCCGATGTTCGCTGAGCTTCCAAATCCATGGATGCCGATGTCCGCAATACAATCTGCTGTGCAACTTTACGAGCCTGTTTCTCAATCATCTTTTCAAGTGTATCATCGCCGGGAATAAACCCATAGACAAATTTCATATCCAGTGCCTTACCTACCTGGCTTAAAACCCCAATTGAAATGGATGCATTTTTTTCCCGTGTCTCGATCTCTTTTACGCTCTGGGCGGTAATTCCCATCCGTTCTCCCAACTGCCGCAAGGACATGTTCAATGCTTTCCGGATGGAGTAAACCCATCCGGAAGGCGGTATAACCAGGCCTTGAAGATTTTTAAATGCGGTTATCTTCCGGTCAAGTTGATTCCGAATCAGATCGCGTTCTTTCATAAGGCTTACCCCTTAAATAATTAGCTATAATATAAGGTTATAGCCTTAACATAAAAAATAATATTTCAGGGAAAAGCCTTACCATTATTTTAATATTTTAACCTCAATCTTCCCCATCATCCCTTCATAAGGACTCAACTGCTGCTGCCAGTATTCCAGGAAATCTTCAGAAAGGGGAAACGCATCCGCTTCCACCAGGCGGTTGATGATCCAGTTGGCTTCTTCCTTTTCTTCCGGATAGCTATCATCAATCTCAATTTCCAAACTCATGCGGTCAAAGGTCATTGCCCAGACTCCGATTTCTTTATACTCGTCACCTACGAGTTTGTATTGCTTCATTTGATAAACTTTAGCGTTCATGTAACCACCCTTTTCGAATAATGGAGTCAACAAATTCTTTTCTGACCTGCTTACGGGCCAGGGTAAGCCTTTTTTGATTTGTCTTTTTAAACGCATTCCATTCTTTCACCATTTCAGCATCACGCTCATTGATTTCAACTTCAATGGTGGATAAGATGAGATCATACGGCCCCCGATGATCCCCGGCACCAATAAACTCAACTCCACCCGGCACCGCTTTAACCGATGAAAAACAGGCGGCGTGGTTTACCTGCCACCCGCTTTCTAAAAACCAAAACGGCGACCAGTATCCATAATACTCATAGGATTTTAATCGACCTTTCCTGTCAACTATTGGAACCACTTCCACAATTTCAAAACTGTCCAATACACTGGTGAGGACATAATTCTTTTCATGAAAAGGCGGCGTATCATGGTCATAAACAGACAGTTTTCCACCTATGGGCGCATCTTTAAAATCCCGCCATCCTTTGATTAAGTATTCACTTTCAGGGTCCATTTTCTCCATACGACTGGAGTCCATAAATTTCTGAATCAACCCATTGACTCTTTTTTTCTCTTTTTCGATTTTGTCCTTTAGATCCATTATCGTTCACCCATCATCAAAATTACGTCCTCTACCTTACGTCCATCCGGGAGTTTGTTGATACCGTGGCTCTTAAACACACTGATTAGTTTCTGTTTATTGAAACTGTTATTTACATTGATAACATCAATGTTATCCAGCAGCGTTACCGCGTTTTTAAAGATCGTTTCATCACTCCGGTAGCGATCTGCAATCGTTTTATAGCTGGTCACCGCTGAATAGCGATTCTTCCTTACTGAGTTCCCTGTAACCCGGCCAAACTTGTCCCCGTCATAGGTAATGGCATCCAAAAGGCGAATTAAATTCTTTTTAAAATACAGACCTACCTCTCCCGGTACCCTTGTACCCGGTAATTTCCGAAGCCGGGTAAAAAAGTACGATGCTCCACCGCTGCCCATATCATCTACCGGGCTCATCCCACCCACGGGAAGGCCAAGACGTATTTTTTCCACCGTGGATACCATGGCTCCATTATGAGCAAGGATAGTGTCAATGGTTTGAATTAAATTCCGACCACCCGTTATACTGTGATAAAGCCCGTATCCCTTCAGCTCTCTTTCAAGCTCCTTTTCGCTTACATCAAAGCGATACATATTCTTATAACCGGCTTTTTTATCGAACACTTTCTTCCGCATGGCATTGCCACTTAAGGAGTATTCACCATAAGGATTGTATTCCGGTAGTTTGGTAATATCATCCACTCCCAGTTTTTTAGCCCAATATTCCCGCAATGCATTTACCCGTTGTTCTTTGGTCGCTTTCTGACTATTGAGCTTTTTCATCATGCTTTTATAACCCGGTTTAGCGTCTTCTTTAATCAAATAGGCCTGCTGATATAGATAGACAAGTTCCTGATCTTCCGCAGAAGCTAACCTGCCATCAAGTCCCAGGTCATTTAATTTGTCAATCAGTTTCGCAATCGTTTTACTGTCCGCATCACCTGTTATGGTTAGTGCCAGCTCACCCTGGTGAGCATAATAGTTATGGTCAGTCCAAGGTTTATAGACCGCTTCCACGCCGTCACCTAAATCAATCCGATACTCCAGTCCACTTTTTGCAGAATCCCTGCGTAACACTTTCTTTAAATTCTCATCCCTGGTTTTTTCGATGATAATTTCACCGTTTTTGTTTTGCTTATGCTCATAGAAAACGTTCTGCTTTCTAAAAGGAAGTGTCTTTCCCTGTTTACGAATAGGTGCGTCCGTTTTCCGGAGGTACTGTGTGAAACGACCTTCAAACTTCTTATTTTCTTTCACACCTTTCAAAATTTTGTTCACCGCTGTTAAATAATGCCTTGCCATCCCTGACACTTCCGGATCAGATGATTTCTTGAGTTCACGAAGTTCTCTTTGATAGCGGCGAACAATTTTGAGCGTTTCTTTGTTATAAGCAAAATCACCACCCTTAATATGGTGGTTCAAGGTTTTTACTCCGGCAAGAATGTCATTGTAAAATGTGTCTTGTCTTAAAGGCTGCCCTTTGATCTCCCTCAGAGTATCAGAGGGATCATCCAACCACAATAATAACTTCTTTTCAGACGCTGGTCGAATCTTCATCCTTAGATTGACCTGCGTCTTTTTCGTGCCCTTGATTTTTTCGACATAGACAAGGCCGTTCAAGTCTTCAATGTCATCGCTGTCCAGAGATAGGGCCTTGCCCTGCCAGCCCGCCTTCACGGCATCGTCCACTATCTTGTCCGCTTCTTCAGTTAGTTTTACTTTTCCTGCTTTTTCAACGCCTTCGAATCTGAATTTGGTTTTTTTACCGTTTCTCTTGGACAAAACTCGTGAATAGAAATCTTCAAAATCTTCCCTGATATGGTTCTTACGATGCAGCGCCTGGCTGTAGAACGCTTTCAGGTTGGCTGTGTTTTTTCCAAACCTTCCTTCGGCATAGGGCTTTAAGATATCGATAAACGCATCATCAGTGATCTTCTCAACCTGTCGGATGTAATAAAGGGTTGCCTGTAAATCCAGGTTGAGCTGTTTTTCCTGGTAGGCCCTGAAAATCGTATTGTAAATTGGTTCTTTTTCACCCCAGCGCTTATTCGGCCAGTAGTCAATGGAGAGTTTATCCTTACCTATAAATTTGTACAGTTGCCCCTTATCAATCCCAAATACGCTCCCGTCATTATGCCGAATAAATTGTTTCCCGTGAGAGTCATGATTGCTGATCAACCAATCAATGACCTGTTCACGTTGAAGCTGTTCCAATTCATCCGGGATAAGCCGGGTTACCGGTATGTCTCTAAAATCAAAATCCGCTTTTAATCCGGTTTTCCATTTCTGGATCGATCCTTTCAAGCTTCCCCGGCCGGGCACGCGTAAATCCACGACGCGAACTTCCACCGCCTCCGAATCAATTAACCTTCCAATCCGGTACGCCACTTCATCCCCATAAGCCCGAAAGGATTCATTCACCGGTTTGAAAAGCCATTTATCACCTTCTTTATCCGTAAAGAAATACTTGGTATGGGCGCCGTCAACGTCTGCTCTGCCTGAGAACTTGAAAGGTTTTGTTTTATTGAAAGAATCCCAGTCACTATCTACTTTATTCCAGCCCAGTGGTTTGGATTTTCCTTTGGGGATTTCAACTTTAATTTTCTTTTTAAGGGTTGGTAAGCTCGTGGAACCGCCGTGTTTGAGTTTCCATTTCTCCCATTTCTTTAAAACCGATTCCATGGCCGCTGCTTTGCTCATCGTATCCTTGGCGGTAAGCAGCGTGATCATTTCGTCTTTGTTCATCCACTGCCATTTGGGAAGCTTTACAGTCTTAACGATGAGTTTAAGCTGAGCGGAACTCAGGGAATGGATATACTGCTCCCAGGTCGCGAAAGAGGAATCCAGCTTGGCCATAAATCCGCTTACATCCTCCGACAAAAGCGTATAATTGTTTTTCGCTAAGATCTCATACCCTTTGAGATAGGAATGCATGAAAGTATCCAGCTGGGTTGGGTCGGCAATGAGTTCATGCGGTTTGAGCGTTTCGATAAGACCTTCCAACTGGCCCTTGGCTTTTTTGATTTGTTCCGCCAGCTGCTTTTTTACTAAATCATCCGCCTTAAACATAGCCTGCCCCGGCTTGGCTTTCCCGGTAAGTAAGCCAATCAGTTCTTCTTTCGTTCTAACCTTACCGATATTGTACTGTTTAAGTTTTGCCTGTAATACTTTCCCTTTTAGCTGAGAATGGGAAATACCCGGCTCCACCGAATCCAGCATCTTGATTAAATCGTCCTTGGTCCGCATGACCGATATGCCGTTGGACTTGGCTTCCTCCCGGAGTTTAATGATTGACCACTTGGAATAATCCGGAACCTGGATTTGTTGAGCCTGATCCCACTGTTTTAAAAGCTTAATAAGATCATCCTTGCTACGGAGCACAGAGATATGATGCTTTTTCATCAAATTTTTCAGAACCTTGGTTGAAATGGAACTAAAGTCCCAATCCGGCTCCAACGGCGTAAGCAGTTTGATCATCTCTATCTTACTCCGGGTGACAGCAATTCCCCGTTGCTGGGCAAGTTTCTGGAGGGTTTTTCCGTTGAGATGATGGTATTTACCCTCCTGGATGATTTTATTGACCTGAGACTTTTCCTGCTTTGCAGTCTTGGCTAGTTCTTCGATTTGCTCCGGTACCAGAATGCAGTCTACGTTCTTCTCACCAACGGCTGTCAGGGGCAGTTGGAGTATGTCATTCAATTCCAGTTTCGCGTATTTCTTCAGCGTGTGTTCACAGACCCTGGCTCGGGCCGCCACCGTGGTACACCGACAAGCCGGATGAGCCGGGATGGGCGGTAGATTATCAAGCATGTATTCTTTCCCATCCAGCCCGCCGCAGACCAGACACATCCTTTCATCCCCCACCGCCATCCATTTAACTCTTTTAACATTAATCGTATCAAAGAATTTGAGACGGCCCTGATTATGGGCCCGGATCGTTTCCGTTCGCGTAATGAGTTCTATTCTCTGCTGGGCGGTTTTAAACACGGTTTTCCCGGCCCGCCTGAATGTTGCTGGGTCTGTTATAATGCTTCCCAATCCCCTGGATATCTCTGCAATGGATTCGCCCTGAATGATTCCCAGTGTTATCCCCTGCTTGATTCCGTTTAGCAGCTCTTTATGGACATTGCCGATAAGTTGAATATTAAACCTCACCATAAAGTCCAGGGCATTGCGGTCGATGAGACTAAAAACGTGTTTTGCAAGTCTTTCCTGCTTTTCTGAATTCAAAATATCCCAGCGCGGAAATTTTGCATTTTTAAGTTCCGTAATTCCATTTTGGATTCCGCTTTGAAAACTGGACTTTGTCGCTACGGTAATCAGCAGCGTCTGGTCTTTTTGGATTTGTTTAAACGTCCTTGTAAGATCATCCTGCAGTCCTTTTAGTCTGGACTGAAAAACTTTCTGCCCGGGAGTGAGACTTGCGATTTCAGAGTACTTGACCAGTTGGGCTTTGATGGAAAGCTCCCCTTTTTTCAGGAGGTCCACCATTCCGGCCACCTGCTGCTCGGTGTATAGGTTACGCGCCTGGTAGGATTTCAGGGTTTCAGTGAGTATTTTTTGATATTGTCCATTCATAAATCTTGATGTTTAACTTATTTATTACTTATATTATGATGAATGTATAAGATACGATGGTTACCAAAAGCGTATCGGCAGTTGAAGAAGATTACCGATAAGAAAACGAAGATATCCATATTAGATGCGGTTGATACCCTTGAGTGCTGGCCGAACTGCAAGCAGGTAAAAGCCCTTAAGAATCGTGCAGGGTATCGACTCAGAGTTGGACGATGGCGGATTATTTTCGACGTAACCACCAAACTTCACATCATAGAAATTCAGGAGGTAAAAAAAAGAGATGAACACACCTATTGATTTCCAGGTGATTAAAGAAAACGGAAAACCTGCTTTTGCTGTTATTCCGTATGAGGAATTTTTACGTCTTATTGAACCTGAACCTACAATACCGCATGAAGTGGTATCTATGACCATTCGTGATGGGTTAAGTCTTATTGCTGCATGGCGTAAATACCTGGGTCTTTCACAAGTGGAAGTGGCAAAACGTATGGGGATTACACAGGCTGCTTTATCACAGATTGAACATGCAGAGAAAAATAAACCAAAGACACTTAAACAAATTGCCCAGGCACTTAATTTAACTTTAGACCAGCTACATGACTGAATCTGCATTGACGAATTCTCCCGGTGAGAATTGCCGGCAGATGTCGTCATCAAACGATTTTTCTACTAAATGAACAGTGCAATGATTTTCACCGCTATCCCAATAAACACAGTCTCCGCAGGCTTGTCCATCGTAATCACCATTTAGTGAATTAGATGGATGTTCAGTAAACACTTCCCCACTGGCGAACATTTCAGATATATCATCCGCCTGTGCTTTTTTTGCCCGTTCACTTTCCTGCTTTGGATTTAATCCCAAAATCTCCTGGGAAGTCTCCACCGACATGATTCCCAGCTGCACCATGGAAACGATATCTTTCACATCCCAGGTCATATCCACAATGCTCTTTTCCTGCTGGCGGTTGGTCTTTTCAATCTGCGGGTTTAAATCCATCTTGGTCTGAAGCGTATTTTTACTGATAAGGTTTCGATCATATAGTTCAATGAGCATCTTGCGAACTTCTTTTTCATCAGATAAATCCATGTCCGAAAAGAAATACTGGACATTCTCCTCCACACCGTTCATCTCTTTCCAATCATCGTAAATCCAATCCAGGATATTCCGGGCTACCTGCTTGATTTCTTTAAGCATAATAATCATTTTCCGCATGGCGATATTGGCCGTGGCAAAGTTCGGCCCATCGCCGGTAACCAGTGATTTCGAAAGTCCCAAGGCCACCAAAATATCTTCTTTGAGCTCGGCCACCTTCTTTTCAGTATCCAAAACATTTCCTTCATTTCCATAGGTTTCGGCTTTGACATAAAACGGCACCACCAGCCCGCTTTTTAAATCCATCTTATTGATTTGATCCCGAATAGCTTTCAACATCTTTTGGTTCGGCATAATGACTTTATCACCATATTTCCCACCCACCTGGATAAACCGTAACGGCGTCGTCCAACGTTTGGCAATCGCCCTTTCCGCCTTCCGATAATCCCGTAAAAGTCCAATGGCATGAAAGGCCGGGATGATCATGGAATTGCCCCGAAAAGAAAACTCCGGCGCGTTCCATTTAAAATGACAAACCTGCTTAATGGGTAGTTTGATTTCTTTTCCCATACCGCCACCGGATGTTTTTGTTACTTGCGTAGCTTCAATGAGCTCACCATCCTCATACTTTACCTGGATACTTACCGGGTTGACACAGGTGACCTTTTCAATGGTCTTGCCATCCCGGGAATATGCTTTAAACCCAATAGCATCGCCTTTAATGAGTAGCTGAAGAATCATGTCTTTTACAAACGTATTCAGATGTAACCCATTAAAGAGTGTCTGTGCCTCTTCCCGGATGGCTTCATCGCCCACGCTGACTTTGATCTCATCGCCAATGGCAAAGGTCCGCCAAGTATTAATCACATTATTCACCAGCGGTTCTTCCAAATAGTACTTCCATGATTGCCGCGCTTTTTC